AATTTTATATATCAGCTGCAGGGTTTGCAGAAATAACGAATATATTTTTAATACCTATAACTTTATTCAAAAGAAATGAAATATTTTTAGATAAACTAGTATATCCAGGAATAGGATTGTTCATAAGTTTTCTATTTGCTCGCATATTTTTATTTCCATATATTTATAATTTATGTAATTATGATATAGGTAATGTAAACCCTGAAAATTTATATCATTTCTATATGGCAAGAACCATGCTGATGGTAATATTTGGATTATCTTGTTATTGGTTTACTAAAATTTCAAAAGGGTTAATAAAAGAAGGGTTAAAGATGTTTAAAACCAATACGAATTAAGTTCGTATGTATAAAATAATAAAAATATTCTTAATAAATATGTCCCTGGATATTATGCCATTAGAAAATAAAATAGCAATAGAAAATGGTATATCATCATTATTATTTTTAACAATACCAATAATGTTTGAATTACCATTTAATGTATCAATTGGGTTTATTATTTTATCAATTTCATCTATATTATTTCATATATTTCCAACGGTAGATTTATTTGGATTTTTAGATACATCAAGTGTAATATATGTATGTTCTAATTTTTCGTTTTCAAGTTCGGTAATAGCATTGTCCTTGGCTGGATTAAATGTAGTAGAAAAAATAATTTTAGGTAGAAATAGTCCATTTGTGTTAATGGCGGTATGGATATATACATTTATTTATTGTACGATAAAATATAATATTTACACAATAATACCTATATTATTTTCATCATTATTTTATCATTATACTTATTTTATAAACAATAGTAAATGGGATAACAGAATACGAGTACTGTGGCATTTTTATAATTCATTGTACATATCAATAAATATACCTTATAGATATCCACAAATGCAAGTACCCGAAATACCTAAAAAGTTATTGCAACTAACAAATACTTATATTAAACAATAACGGATCTGCATATAGAACACAAATTTCCAGTATGTTTATTTTGAATTAAATTAGATGTAAAACAACGAATGCAAGTTTTATGTCCACATGAAGGTATCATAACGTTTGTATCAGTGATTTCACATATACAAATAGGACAAGTCTCACAAGTGTCCTGTATAGACGACTTGAGTGAATAAATTAAATTATCAATAATATTTAATTTATTTTTTACGGAATCATAATAAGGAGTCAAGTCGTCACATTGTATGTCTGGTATATCTTTTTCAATAATAGGTGGTATATATTTAATTGTATGATTAACAATTAATCTCTCTGGATAAATATTTCTCTCCAAGTAGTCTTTCATTTCTTGCTCTTCACGAAGTGAAACTATTAGTTTATCAACTTCTTCAAACATCCTTTACATTTATAAAAGTTAAAACAGCTCTGGAGAGATTCAATTTTATTAAATAGAATAATTGTTAGAAATAGAGTTCATTGTCCATGCGAAATAGCCTAATATATATTTTGGAGTCATAATAGTATTGTACATTTTTGCTGCATTTTTAGAAATAGTTTTACATTTTTGATCATTTGCCTTACACCATTTAATAGCCTTTTCAAGATCACTAAGATCTTTTTTAATACGTAAGAAATGTTTGCCACTAATTAAATGATTAGAAAACCATAATTTATAATCAAACATACTATCAACTTTTAATAATGTAGACGTAAGAGATAATTCTTTACCCAATCTATAAGCAGAAACGTGACCATCAATATGAATAATATATTTGTAATTAGATTGATCATTCATGGATTTTCTTTCAGAGTATTGTAAATCATAATCACGATGTCTAAAAAAATCTATTTCTTTTCCCATATATTTTTTATCTCGTAAATTTTTACCAACAAGACCAGCATCCATTAGATCTTTCGTTTTGGGATTTTTACTAAGATCTTTTGATAACTGAGCAAGATGTATACGTTGATTATTTTCAGGCGTTGTACCACACCCAGTAGCACTGCCTCTGAAAATTGCTTTAGCTATTTTCTTTTCCCAGTCGCTAGTAATATCATCTTTTTCCATATCAACACATGTTGTAGGATATAATTTACCAGTTACATTGCGCCAATCTGCATAATTAGGAATTAATAGATCTGCGAAATTATTATTTTTACTGAAGCTTAAAATAGGTACATACTTATCATATTTATGGTTTGATAATGGGGTTGTTAGATTATTAAAAATATGAAAGTAAGGTTCCATACCATTCGGTGTTAAAACGGGATGATCACGTCTATTAATAAAAAATATACAATCATTTACATCATGGTTAGCGCAGGATTGACTGATCATATCACGTATTTCGTACCACCCCATATCGCCTACATCATTGTCAGTCCAGTTACCCATTAAACAATTATTAGAGGACCATTTACTCGTATCTTTTTCAAGTCCGTCATCTTTTCTACGTAAGTATTTTTCTTTTTCTTTATAATAATCATCAAATGACATATTTTTTTTAAATTGAATATGTGAAGTCCAGTTATTTTTATAATTTAAATTTTGAAAAGGAATAAAATATTGAAGTTTATTATTTTTGATATACACAAATATACCCATCCGAATGTGATAAAACATATAATTAAATGTATCAATAATGGATTGTCTATTTAACTGTTGATAAATATCATGTTTTAATTCTTTGGGTTTATTAGATTCTTGAACCGTTTTTTTAAGAACTAATTTTTTAGGTAATATTTTTAAAAATTCAGATGGATCTGTCATGAATGGTAATTTAACACCTCTACGGCAACTATCAACATCATCGTAGCTTAAATCATAAGAAGAAATATCATATTTGTCTATAATACTTTTTGATAGAGTCATGGGACTAGATGATTTACTTTTTTTTCGTGTAGTATGTGTAGGTGATTTACTTTTTTTTCGTGTAGTAGTTTTTGGACTAGGCGATTTACTTTTTTTTCGTGTAGTAGTTTTTAGACTAGGCGATTTACTTTTTTTTGATAAAGACATAGTAGATTTTGAACTCATAATTTAATTACTATATATAGATATTAAATTAAAAATAATTAAAAAATTGATATACTTATATTTAATGAACCTAAATAATATAAAAATGATAATGGATGATGATGAAGAAGAATACCAAGAAGTTACGTTTGAATTTATATTAAAACATGTTAAAAAAATAAAAGAAGAAATTGAAGTTATAGTTTTATACCACAAAATACAACAAAATAAAGAATTACTAGATGAATTAATAAAAAATATAGACGAAGAAATGAAGAATCAATTAAATATAGAGTCTTACATGAATAATGAATATATGAAAATATATAATTTAATAAAAGATGATATTACCGATACCACTGCTGCAAGACAAATGTGTGGAATATTTTCAGAATATGGTACAACAACTGTATTTACTGATATAAATAAAAACGAAATAATATTAATTTCATTATCATTAGAACGAGAATGTAACTGTTCTTATCTATATAATAGTGATACTTTTTGTGAAAAATTAATTAAATTGAGATATACCTATAGAAAGAATAGAACATATGCATATAATATTATAGAATTAATAAAGAAACACAATGTACAATATGCAAATTTACAATATTTTAGTGATTATTTAGAAAATTATGAATGAGTTAAATAATATAAAAAGATATATATTAATATATTGGGTGTAGGAATATTGGAGGAATGTAGCTAATATTTTGGGGGGTGTAGCTCATATGGTAGAGCGCTCGCTTTGCATGCGAGAGGTACTGGGATCGATGCCCAGCATCTCCATACCCGATAACCTGTTTTAGCTCAGTTGGTAGAGCGTTCGACTGTAATAGTTAGTTTAGCAAATATCGAACGGTCGCTGGTTCGATTCCAGCAAACAGGAAATAACAAATTAAATAACAAATTAAATAAAAATTAAATAATAATAATATATAAATGGCAAAAAAAATATGTACAAATATGATGTTAATCGTCTTCGTATTATTAGTATTTATATTAATGGTGATGATTAATAAAAATTTAAAAGAAAGTTATGTAGCAGTAGCAGCGCGTCATGCTCGTGTAAGAGCTGATGCTTACATATATACAGGACCTGGTGATGCGCTTCACGGACCTGTTGCTCCAGCCAGACGTAAAAAAAAACGTGTAGTAGTAGTATGGTATAATCCAGTAACATGGAGATGGTGGTGGTAAGATATTAAATTAATATTTAAATGAATATAAAACTATTTTTTAAATATTAATTACTTGCGGATATAATGGGTAACCTTTTTGTAAATTGTTTAGAGAATAAGATAGATGATAATTTCCAAAACACCTGTGTATATTGCAAGATAGTATCATCTCATTATGAAATGAAATGTACTATATGTAAATCCGTATTTCATAAACAATGTTATTTAAATAAAACAAATAAAACAAATAAAACAAATAAAACAAATAAATGTCCAATATGTGATGCAGATGGTAGTATTTTAATATGGGGATATGTATTAAAATAATATTATACCAAATAATTATGTGCAATAAATTTAACAATAGAAGGAAAAATATTTTTTAAATGTGTGAAGATGTAATTAATAATAAAATAATATAATTTTTTATTGCGTGAGGTGTGCGTATTGTATGAATTTGAATCTAAATATAATGATTGAATAATAGAAATTAAATACACAACTTTATTAGCAATATAATATCTAATATTAAATATTAAATAATAGTAATATTTATGTTTGTATATATTTCTACATAAATTAGATGAACCATACATAAAAAAATGATGTGTTTCAAGAATTCCTGATAAAATTCTAAAATGATTATTTTTTTCATTTTTAATATTAATCATTTTAGATATGTAGTTTGAATGAAGATCCATAAATAAAACATGCGCATTATTAGGTGAAAATATATAGGGAATAATACCATCAATATATTTATTTTCAGAACTAATTTTTCCATTAATTAGCATAGGTATAAAACAACTTCTGTAAATTGATTCTAATAACTCATCGTTAGAGTCATATAGATATTTAACAATTTGTGTTTTATTGACTATATCATAATATGTAACATATAATTTATTATTGCATTTTTTATAAAAATCGTGTGGAATATGTTGTTTAATAAAATGTAAACAATGTTTAAGTATGGATAGATCGCCGTTTTTTTTAAAACATTTTCGGAATTTATTATAAAATTTATGATTATATTTTGTTATTAAATTTGATAAATATAATAATCCAAATAGTGATCCTACACTTGTTCCTGAAATTCTTGAAATAGTAATATAATTTGATATATTTGATAAATATAAAAGTCCTCCTAATAAATAACTTCCGCTAAAAGCCCCGCCGTCTAATATAAGATCAATAGAACTATTTTTATAATATAGCCAATTTTGAGTATCGGATTGTAATAACAAATCGGATAAATATTTTGAAGAATTTTTATAAGTAGTAAGTTTCATACACGCTTATATTTAAATGAAATAAAAATATTTGGATTAAAATGTAAAATTGAAAACATGCAGAGATTAGATACATAATAAATATATGTGTAGTTTACTAGAACTTGATAATTATTTTCCAGAATATATGAAAAATCACAAAGAAGATAACTGGAATTATTGGAAAAAGGGACATGAATTAGATAGATATGAAATATACAAACTAGGTAATTATTATAAAATGATAATACCACTAGAGCATAATAGTTTTAAAGTACATTACAAAAATATAGACGATTTAATAAATCATCTAGATATTGTAATTAAATAAAAATATAATAAACAAATATTATATAAAAAATGAACAATAATTTTTTTTCACAATATAAGAACATTTTTGGAAAGCCAAAAGAAGGAGTCCATAAGTATCGGTTTATGGATGTTGCAATTGTTGATTATATATTAACAATAATTGGTGCATTTATACTAACATATTTAACAACAATACCTGTAGAATTAACAACTATTTTTTTATTTTCATCGGGAGTATTCCTTCATTTATTATTTGATATAGATACAAATACATCAAAATTTATTAAAAAAATATTAAAATTTATTAAAAATTACTTATCTTGAACAGACTTCTTTTTTTCGTATGCGCACATCCCACATAATTCATAACCATCTGTTTTAGTGGTACATTCGGGTCTATCGCATATTCCACAACCACAACCATCACATTGTAATGACGGATTCTCACAATCGCAAATAATACATACTGCGTCACAGAATGTATCCATTATTAATAATTATGTGAAAATAAAAGTAATAATTCAATTTTCTAATATTGTACTCGCAATTATATTTATTATATGACTTTATATTATAATGAATATGCAAATGTCATATTATCGTAACGCGACTACATGTAGTGGATGTACACCCAACAATAATAACACCAGTACTATAATTCATTTTAATAATACTTACACATTTGATACTGGTAAAAATCTATATTACGATTTTCTCGTAAATGCGAATGCAGAAACTGATGATTTATCAACCAACAAAGATACTGTAGACTATAGATACATAACTTCTCAAAAGTTATCAGATAAAACATGGAATAATAAAACAAATGATATTTTAACATACGAAGGAATTAGATATACGCCAAATGATGAAGTTACAGGGTCATTATTTAGAGAAACATTACATATATTGAGTAGTGCAGGAACAATTAGAGCGTCTAGTATTTATGAAGATTCCGGTACAGATTCATTAACAACTGTAGATAATGTTTTTTTTCCTGTACAGTCAGCTGATGGTATATTTAAGGATGTAAAAATAATAAAAATAGAATATGATAATGATAAATACGAAAATAAAAATGTTAGAACACTAAAAATGTTGATGTAATCTTGTGTTTAAAAAAATAATTTATATTTCATCATTGTTAATTTTAATTAGATTCAGTAGTTGGTTGGATAGTGTCATCGTCTCTTTTATCAAAATTTAATGATGTATATTCATTCATAAAGTAAATAAGAGAATGTGGATTCAGTTCATTCATAAGATGTTTAATTTTTACAATATGGTGTATATCTTCTTTATATTTTTCAAAAGTTTTTTCATCAATATTATAATCTTTGCGCGTTTTACAACTCAATCTATATTTTCTAGATTTAAGTGGATCCTTCTTATAATATTCGCGCATATAATTACGCATATATTCTTTAGAATTTCTAGATTTAGTTTCCGACATATTTGATATAATGATTAAAAAAGATATAATCTTTCAATTTTATGATATATTATTCAAATATTTAATGCATAAGATTAAACGTTTGAATAGTATTACATGTTTCGCAAATTAATAACACACCAAATGGTTTACAGCAAAGTAAAGTATGTTCATTGCTAATGCATTCACGATCTTTCCATTGATTTAAATAAATTTGTTTTTTTGATATATCATGTATTGGATTAGCATTTTTCATTATTTCAATATCTAATACATTTGTTGGATTCGTGGAAATTTGCCACGAAATAGTCTCTATTACACTTTCATCTAGTTGTTCACATCTACAGTATGGACAAGATCTATGCCAATTTTCAATACAATTTGAGTGAAACTTGTGTCCACATGTCCATTTACTAATAAACTCTTGAGTTGATTCGTCATCATAACATATCGCGCACTCATTCATATTTATTAACCAATTATTGAATTTATAACATAAAATATTATAATTTCAATTTTTTTAAACAATAGATTTATGACTTGAAATAACAAAATATAAACCACTAATCATAAGAAAAATACCCATATTGAGTGTATAATAATTAATATTTTTTAATTTTAAAATAAATATGGATAACAACAGAATTACGTAAATAGCAAAACTATTTATTACGTATACTATAGTAGGATTTTCAATTATTTTCATAGCATAATATAAACTAACTCTAGAAATAACAAGTGTTAATAAGAAAAGAATAAATACTAATAATCTATACTTGGGATAAATATCAAAACATTTTAATAAAAATAAATGCAATCCAGTAAATAATGCACCACATGCAGATAGTAAAAGTCCATTTACTAACATATATATAATTAAGATTTTATATTTATTCACTTATACATTCTAATTCACATCCAGTATCTATTCCATAAATGGTATCATCCATTGCCCCACCATTTTGTTCCAATATATCGGT